TTTTGATTTAATAGTAACAGGTTCACCATATCCAGTACTAGGTGGAAGACAAGCTGATGCGCCAGAGAGAGGAGTATTTCAGAAAGCTGCGGATAACTGGAAGATTGAAAAGAAATTGGAATCAAGGGCAGTTGAATATCAAAACGAGAAAAGCGTGGGGGTTCTTAAAGGCCAAGCCTATTGGGAATTACTTGCAGATATCTATTCAAAGGCAATATCACTCCTAAAACCAGGTGGTAAGTTTGTAACGATAATTAAAGATCCTACACAAAATAAAAAACCCTACCTATTACATAAGATGATAGCTGATGTGGTAATGGAGGTAGCTCCAGTTAAACCATATGGTACGTTTATCCATAAACATTTACCTTATACATTGTTTATGAATACGTATCCAAAGCAACACCCCGAAGCAGCTCAAATACCTCTATATCAAACAGGCACAGTTCTTGAAAAGATATAGGGGGTTTACAAAGCTCCAAAACTGTGGTATAATAGACCTATGAAAAGAATTAAAATGACTGTCGATTCCTTGTCTCGTGGACAAGAGAAAAAGAATAAAAAAATTCGAGAGACAAAAGAAAGACGGAGAGGAAAAAATGAAGCCCTTGGAAATACTCAAGAACGCGGCAGAACTGATCGCGAAGAAAGGTAATGATTACCAAAATCCTAAATCTAGGATTAAACAAGCTGATTACTACCCTAATGGGGTACAAACCATTCTAGATATTATGACTGGTAAAGTTAATCGCATGCATTCTGTATTGGATGCTATGAAGAACGATGATCAATATGTAGAAAACTTTGAATCACTACACGATTCAGCAGTTGATCTAATCAATTATGCAGCATTCTTTGCTGCTTATCTTGATCATGATATTGATGGCCAATGTCAGACGAGAGATATATTTAATCAAGTCTCTGAAGACTTTGATGTGGAAGAATTCAATAATGCAAGGTAAAGATCTAAAAGAAGGATTATTTTTTCTTAGAAAGAAATTGTTGGAACAAGGTAATGTTGTAGAAACAGAACGTTGGCAAGGCGGTACTGAACATCCAGAATTTCTAGAAATCATTCATGCTGATTTACAAGTACCAATGGTGGCTGATGTTGAATTAGCATCTGAATTACTTAACGCTACTCAACCATGGGCAGACGAACATTTCGAAGAACGGGTTGGAGGTATACCTTGTAATCCACCACCATCACACGTACACTGGTTAAAAGATACAGACAAATATCTTATGGACGAGGCATTTTCTCATTCATATCCAGAACGTATGTGGCAGAATAATGGTGATCAAGCAGAAAGAGGAATTATCACTAAAGGAATAAGATTTAGTATAGCTAATTTAAATGATGCAGTACGTTTACTTAAGAAAGAACCTACTACTAGACAATGTTATATTCCAATCTGGTTTCCAGAGGATCTTACTGCAGCTAATCAAGGTGAACGAGTACCTTGTACGTTTGGTTGGCACTTTATGCTGAGAGGTAGGTATTTACATTGCGCGTACCACATGCGCTCGTGCGATGTAATGAGACATTTACATAATGATCTTTACTTCGCTAATCGATTAGCAATCTGGTTAATCGAACAAACAGGATTAGATGCAACACCAGGATCTTTACATTTTAGTGCTACTTCATTGCATTGTTTTGTAGTAGATAGATATAGTTTAAACCAATTAGTTAATGCAGCATAATGTGTGGATTTTTAATAGCAGATAGTAGACAATCAACAACAAACGTTATTGAAGCCCTTGAGAGTATGGAGTATCGAGGGCTTCCAGGATTTAATGGTTATCAACACTGGAAAGGATTTGATATAGCTCATCAGTCTTTACCGATGGTTAATCCTGATCCAAAGAAAGTAATTCAGCCTATTCAAAATCATAGATGGGATCCACCATCACTATTTGTAGGAGAGATATTCAATTGGTTAGAGTTTTGTGATGAAGATGAATTTGACTTTGATGGTCACATGCTTCATACTCTTTATAAGGAAAATCTACAGCATGTGAAACTAAAAGAAACTCATGAACTATTTCATCACCTAGATGGATTTTGGTCATTTGTTACTTTTGTTGAAGATCAACCAATAGTCTATACTGACTTTTTAGGTATAAAACCTGTTTATTATAGAACAGATATGACAGTTATAGCATCAGAGATTGATGTATTATGTCGATTTGGTGATGTTACTCCTAATCTATTATTCCTTTCTAATGTAATGAAATGGGGATATGATCCGCAAGGTGGAACACCCTGGAATGAAATTAGGCAACTTAGCCCAGGACATTTCCTTTTGAAAGGAGAAGAATATCCATATTGGGACTGGACGAAAGTACCAATAAGAACCTTAAGAGAGGATTTATCAACTGCAGTTAATTTGCGATTAGGTGGATTTAGAGATGCATCTATTTTGTTAAGTGGTGGATTAGATTCATCTATTATCTACGGACTAATTAAAGAACAAGGATTAAATATAACACCAATTCATGTTAATAACCACGAATATAGTTATGCTTCCTTAGTTGCTGGTGGTGATAAGATGGAAGAGGTTGATCTAGAACATATATCAGATAGAGAATCAATCGCAATACATCAAACTCCAGTAGATTTAGGATCAGTTAAACCCCAAATAGCTATGGCCAGAAAGTTAAATGAATTAGATTTTCGAAACGTTTTAACTGGTGATGGAGCAGATGAATTATTTGGTGGTTATAGTAGAGCTAAAGATTATGATAGCCAATTAAGTGATGTGTTTTGTGAATTACCTTTCTATCATTTACCTAAACTAGACAGAACAATGATGAGATCAACAGTAGAATTACGAGCACCTTTCTTATCTCCAGCTGTTATTTGTCATGGTTTAAACACACCATATGCTGAAAGAAATGGAGAAAAGAAAGTATTAAAAGATATATTTGGAGATTTAGTTCCACAAGAAGTATTGGAAAGAGATAAGTATCCTTTAAAAACCGATCAAATAAGGAATGATCCTATGAGACAAAGACAAGTTAATATGTCAATTTGGAGAGATATAAATGGATTCTGATATTGAAGTTTTATATAATAAGCATGATTATAGATATTTAGATCTAGCTAAATTCTTCTCTACATGGTCAAAAGACCCGAGTACGGGCGTGGGTGCGGTCGCGATAGGCGAGCGCGGTCAGGTACTCGCGCAGGGGTATAATGGATTTCCAAGAAGGGTAGAAGAAAGCCCAGAAAGATTAAATAATAGAGAAACCAAATATCAATATGTTGTTCATGCAGAAATGAATTGCATATACAATGCAGGATATAATGGAGCTAAGCTTGATGGTAGTACGTTGTACGTATACGGACTTCCCGTATGTAATGAGTGTGCTAAAGGAATAATCCAGGTTGGAATACGAAGAGTGGTTGTACCTATATTTGATACAGAACTCCCAGATAGGTGGCAAGTATCTATATTAGGTACTAAAAGAATGTTTAAAGAAGCAGGGATACAATATGACTTCCTTTGATAAAAAAGAGTTAAAGAACTCTAAGAGAATATTTAAATCCGCAACACCTAAATATACAACAGACTGGTATGTTAAATGGATTGCTTCAGTATTCGTATTAGCTGCAATGTCGATTAGAGGAGTAGCTGAATTAGCTGTATATGATCTAATATTATCAATTATTGGAGTTTCATTATGGTTAATAGTAAGTATATTATGGAATGATAGAGCTTTGATATTACTAAATGGAGCTGGATTGATCTTTTTAATATCCAATCTAATCCAAGGATTTGTAAATTAGGGGTTTACTTTTACCACGAACTGTGGTATAATAGACCCATTATGGAGAAAATTTAATGCCAAGTATAGATTTAAGACCGCGAAAACGGCACCCGAAAGATAAAAGGCCATCTCGTCCTATGCCATTTGACCTTGCATTGCGCAAGTTTAGAAAAAAAGTAGAACGTGCTGGAATTATTCAAGAGGTTAGACGTAGACAACACTATGAAAAACCTTGTCAAAAAAGAAATAGAAAGAAAGCCGAGGGTATAGCTCGATGGAAAAAGAAAGAACAATCCATGCAGTTAAAGCCTGAAAGGCGAGGGAGGTTATACTAATGGGCGTAATGGATAAGCTCAAAAAGAATAGCAAAATTAAAACAACAGATGTTTTAGCAGATTCGTTATTCTTTAAAGATGTAGATCAAGTAACTACTTCAGTCCCAATGATAAACACAGCTTTATCTGGAGATATTGATGGTGGTTTATATGCTGGTCTCACAGTTCTAGCAGGACCTTCAAAACATTTTAAGACTTCTTTTGCATTACTAATGGCAGCTGATTATCTTAGCACGTATGATGATGCAGTACTATTATTCTATGATTCTGAGTTTGGTTCACCCCAAGCTTATTTTGAATCATTTGGAATTGATACTACTCGTGTACTTCATACCCCGATAACAGATGTAGAACAGCTTAAGTTCGATTTAGTTAATCAATTAGAAAGCTTAGAAAGAAAAGAAAAGGTCATTATCATTATAGATTCGATCGGTAATTTGGCATCCAAAAAAGAATTGGAAGATGCACTTAACGAAAAATCTGTAGCTGATATGTCTAGAGCAAAGGCGCTAAAAGGATTATTTAGAATGGTCACACCATATTTAACTATGAAAGATATTCCTCTTTTAGCTGTTAATCATACCTATCAAGAGATGGGATTGTTCCCCAAAGCTATTGTGAGTGGAGGTACTGGTATCTACTACTCAGCCGACAATATATGGATTATCGGAAGACAACAGAAAAAGCAGGGAACAGAAATAAAGGGATATAATTTTGTTATCAATGTTGAAAAATCAAGGTTTGTTAGGGAAAAGTCTAAAGTTCCTATCAGTGTTAGCTGGGAAGGTGGCATTGAGCGTTACAGTGGTTTGCTGGATGTCGCTCTTGCTGGTAACTATGTTGCTAAGCCTTCTGTTGGTTGGTACTGTAGGGTCGATAAAGATACTGGAGAGTTGGTTGACCCAAAGGTTCGAGAGAAGGATACACTTACAGAATCTTTTTGGACGCCAATTCTTAATGAGACAGATTTCAAAGAATTTGTCAAAGGTCACTATCAGATAGGACAAACTCCTCTAATGGATGTCCAGCTGGATATTGAGGAAGAATAATGGAAGAAACTCAGATAATTACTACTGATGATTATCAGTTAGTTGAATCTAATAATGTAGAATTTTATGGAGTTAAGCTTCTTACCGGTAAGTGGAAAAATGTTGTATACATATATGGTGAGGTCAAAATAAAAGAATCGCCAGAATTAGATCTGGCAACACTTGGCTTTACCTATAACATACAAGAATCAGCTGGATTCGAAGAAGAAGATCTTATAAATGATATTCATTTTAGGAACTATATAGGTGGGGTACTTCAAAACTTAATTGAAGACTCTTTAGATAATGGAGCAGTAATTGGACATAACGAATCAGATACAGACACACATACTCAGTCATCTAATTAATGATGAGGAATATTGCCGTCGAGTAATACCTTTTCTTAGGAAAGATTACTTCGAAGGAACACATAAGATTGTGTTTGACCTTATTGTGGATTTTGTTGTTAAACATAATAAAATTCCATCAGGTAAAGTATTAGAATTAGAACTTAAAAAGGTTGGTGCACCTGAAGAGATATTAACTCAATCTCAGAGCTTAATTGAAGAGGTTAAAGAGAAGTCCGATATAGATATAGATTATCTAATTAAAGAGTCAGAAACTTGGTGTAGAGATAGAGCAATTTATAATGCTATTATGGAGTCTATACAAATAATAGATGGGAAAGATAAAGATAAAAGCGAAGGATCTATACCTGAAATATTAAGTAATGCTCTTGGTGTTAACTTTGATCCTAATATTGGACACGATTATATAGACAACTCAGAGGATAGATTCGAATTCTATAATACAAAAGAAACAAGAATCCCTTGGGATTTGGATTATTTTAATAAAATAACAAAGAATGGTTTACCAAATAAAACCCTGAATATTGCTATGGCAGGTACTGGAGTTGGTAAATCTTTGTTTATGTGCCATTGTGCATCAGCTAATTTAGAGATAGGTAAAAATGTTCTCTATATTACTATGGAAATGGCAGAAGAAAGAATAGCAGAACGTATCGATGCAAATTTGATGGACTTACCGATTCAACAATTGGAAACTCTACCTAAAAATGTATTCGATAATAAAATACAGAACATAGCAAAAGCTTCTATAGGTAAACTTATAGTAAAAGAATATCCTACAGGGGCTGCGCATACAGGTCATTTTCGTGCTTTACTCAATGAGTTAAAGCTGAAAAAGAACTTCAGACCCGATATAATTTATATCGATTATCTGAATATTTGTGCCTCTGCTCGAGTCCGTGGGCTTGGTGGAAGTATAAATACTTACTCATATGTTAAATCTATTGCGGAAGAACTTAGAGGTTTAGCTGTTGAGTTTAACGTCCCAATCGTGAGTGCAACGCAAACGACTAGATCTGGTTATAGTAATACTGATGTAGGATTAGAGGACACTTCGGAATCGTTTGGCTTACCTGCCACTGCAGATCTAATGTTCGCTCTGATAAGTACAGAGGAACTTGAAGATCTCGGTCAAATGTTGGTCAAACAATTGAAGAATCGTTATAACGATCCAACTAAATACAAGCGTTTTGTAATTGGAATAGATCGTTCTCGTATGAAACTTTACGATGTAGAGGAATCGGCGCAAACAGATCTTGTATCTGAACTTGCTCCGGATAAAGCAATAAATAAATTTGGAGATGGCGAGTCCGCAGATCCCTACTCTGAATTTAAAATTTAAGAGGTAAACATATGTTAGTAAAAGCAAAAGATTGGATAATGGCGAGAGCCAAAGAAAGAACGAGTCTAGATGGCGGGCTACTTGTAGCAGTCGGAGGATCAATTCTACTCTTTGGTGGACTAGCCAAACTCCTAGCATGGGTCGCCGTTTTATGGGGTGCATACACTCTATTAAAGGCGGAGGCATAAAAGATGAAAAAGATATTAACTACAATCATGATGATTGCAGCCCTATCAGTCTCATCTTTGACAGCTCAGGCGGCAGATTTTTCTGGTACTATAGGACTATCAAGCGATTATTTTTGGAGAGGAATCTCTCAGAATAATCATAGTCTTGCTCCCAGTATAGATCTAGCTGTAGAACATGAAGGATGGTACCTAGGTACCTGGGCGAGTCCCGTCGACTTCGGAACTGAAACTGACTACGAGTATGATTTATATGGAGGTTACGACAAGAAGCTTACAGATAAATTGCTGGTAGGAGGTGGATTTCTACAATATAATTACGATAGTGGACTAGACAAGATTACTGAATACTACGTTGGTGGACAGTTTTCTGATTTAGTCGAAGTATGGTATTATATAGATAATGACAATTCTGAATCAAGGTATTTAGATACTAAGGTGAAAGTTCCGTTTGTGTCCGTCGTTGATTTACATATAAACTATGGTAAATGGAAAGATGGCGAATCAGTAAAAGGATTTACTATTTCCAAAGATATAGCTAAAGATATGTCACTAAGCCTTATGGTCTTAGATGAAGCTAGACATGGGAAATTCATGGATAGTGCAGCTTTAGGTATACATTATAACTTTTAATCATATAGTTATGATAGAAAGGAGGGGTAAAACCCTCCTTTTTTGTGGGCCATGTGACAAACCGTGTCTCATTGATACGATTTATTACAAAAAAAGTTGAAAAAAGGGGTTTACAAACCCCTTGTTTTGTGGTATAATGGTACATATTAAATAATAAAACTGTAAGGAGTTATATGAAAGAAGAAATTAATAAACTAGTCAGATCCATCATCGAGGATTATTCAAGATGGACTGCAAGAGCATTTGATTGCAATTTCAACAAAGTCAACGATTTCAAAGATTCAATTGAAGTCAAAGAAGGATCCAAGTATATCAAAATCATGCACGGTAATACCGTTTGGGGTTTTGTTAATAAAGGAAATCCTGATTTCGAAGCTGGAGATATACTAAAAGCTGCTAACTGGAGAGCACCCGCTCTTAATAAAGCTCGTGGAAATATCTTTGGAAAATATTCAGTTGCTTGGACTGGTCCTCACTACATCTCAGGAT